TTGTTTTTGCCTTTTTTATACGCCACTCGCCGATTGTTTTTGCCTTTTTTATACGCCACTCGCCGATTGTTTTCTTTTTCTTTTTTTTCTGTTCTTCTTGGCGCAGAAACAAAAAGCTATAGCAAACATGAATCATCATTTAGCAATCAAACTTGAAGAAACGTATACACATGCGCACAAACAAATAGAATTCGGCAAAGCCGTATTAAATATTTTAGATAGCATTGATTTCACGCCGCGCCTGACTTCCATAAACAATGAGCATTTTTATACTGCTGAAGAACTAGAAAAAATACTAAAAATCAAGCACAACAAAAAAGATCAATTTCAAGAATTTCTGAATACTTGTGGCGAACCAAAAAGAATAGGCATCACCTATTATTATTCGCTGGCTGATTTAGTTAAATATTTACCAAGCGACAGACTCGGATTGGCAAGCCTTACATACTATTGCGATGAAGCAGGTGTGAAATGAAATTAGCAGAACTTAAACTAAAAGTAAAAAACTTAGCAACAATAAAGCATTTTATTTACGACCACGTTTTGAGCAATAATAGTGCTTTAAACAAAGAACCATTAATCGTTCAAGAGTATCTTTATGCTGAGGAAGAATTGCTAAAAGTTTTAAACATTGATCCCAAATATGAAGATGAATTTTTAAATTTTCACGAGCTAGAATTAGCGGCGATCAAAGTAAACGATACTCAATATTATTCATTTTTGAAGCTAATCCAAAACCACGAATTCATGGATAAAATATCTTCGATGACAACTTTTGCCGAAAAGTAGAAAATGGACGTTTCTCAAAATCTCATTAGTTTTTGTAAATTTAGCAACGTGCGCAGTAACACGCCTATGATCTACGAATGGTCGTTGCTTGATTTTGCAGAATCTATGAGAAACCCAACAATTGTTGATAAAAAAGAAAAACGCGCTGAACTTCTTAGTATGAATATTTACAAAGAAAATACTCAGCGCGGAAAAGTGAATGTAATTAGCTTGACTGCTGCAACTTTCGATTTTGACAATACCCAAAATGTGAAAATCAAATTAACAGATTTTTTGCAGAAGTTAAAAAGTTTGAATTTAGTTCATATCTATTACAGCACTTGGTCAAATACCGCCGAATGCAACAGGTGGCGTGTGATTTTTCCATTCTCAACGCCTGTCCCTGCTGAAAACTGGCCTGATGACTTGCACAACAGAATCGTTGATCTGTTAGGCGGCGAAACCGGGCTTGACACCGCCTCAAGCAAAGATGTTGCCAGAATGTGGTTCGCACCTTGCAAACGTGCTGATCAACCATATGAATTCGGTTTTTGTATGGATGGGGAATTTTTAGACCCTCATACGCTGCCACAGACAGCCGAAACGATATCGACCGCTACAATCATAACAGAACACACCAATACTCTCTCAGAGCGCGTATATGAGGCTTTAAACCGCATTGACGCAAGTTGTGACTATCACACGTGGATTGAGATGGGCATGGCCTTGCAAAAAGAGTTCGGTGAGGCTGGTTTTAGAAAATGGGACGCTTGGTCATCAAAATCTCGCAAATACAAAGGAGTTGCCGATTTAGAAAATCGCTGGAAAAGTTTTAGCCCCACGGGCGCAAAAGGCATTGGCAGTATATTTTTTGAAGCAAAGAAAAATGGCTACCAAAACACTAAAAAAGAAAAAATATACGAAGCACCGCTTGAATCAGAAGAGGAGGTTGAAAGCGATGAATTGGTAGATCCAATTCAAAAATGCATTAGTGATATCGAACCATTTGCAGTTACTGATATTTTTGATTTTCCAAACACTGTCTTGCGAGAACTTTTTGAGTGGATCCAATCAGCAGCACCACTACCTCAAGCTATTTTTTCTTTAAGTACCGCCATTTCTTTGTTAGCGTTTTTGAAAAAACACGCGGTGATAAGCTCTACAGGTTTGCGCACAAACCTATATATTTTAACGATTGGCGCAAGCCGTTCGGGCAAAAACAATGGGCTAAACTGTATTCACCAAGCACTTGATGCAGTCGGCAACAAAGATCTGGCTATATCTTCTTTTGGATCCGCTCAAGGCCTAGTCAAACAACTCAGCGAGAAAGAAGGCGTGGCATACTGGGTGCAAGACGAGATCACGCATGTTTTTAAAAGTTTTCAAAATAGAAACGCTGGCACCCACGAAACAAAATTAGAACAAAAAATACTAACTTTGTATAATTGTTCCTTTCAAACTTCAGACCGGATCAAAAATGAAAAAGTCTCAGTTGTAGACAACCCATATCTCAATATTTACGGAACCACCACAGAAAATATCATCGATTACTTGAATCCAGAATCAGCAGTTAGCGGCTTGTTAGCGCGTTTCTTGGTGTTCTGGTTGAAACCAGACGCGCCAACCGCTCTATATAATTACAAACTAGACAAAGCGTTACCAGTAGCGTTGCTATCAAAATTAAAAATCATCAACGCCGATAAAGGCAACAAGCCCGTATATTTTGATGAACAAGCAAAAGAGTGGTTTGCAAATTTTTGTAATCAAACTCAAAAAAACCAACGGGAATTGTGTTTAGCATCAGCCAAAGTCGATAGCTTGGTAGGAAATTTACCGGAGCAAACAATTAAATTAGCTTTAATCGCAACAATTAGCTCACAAATGGTCGAAGTCACAGGTGAAAATTTTAAAAGTGAGTATCAATCAGCAACCATAATAACTTTAAAAGATATTCAATGGGCGGCCAGTATTGCTGTCCACTGTTTTAAAAATAATATCGAATTGGCAGGACTTTTAACGGAGAACAAAAACGAAAAATTAATAAACCAAATTGTGAAATTTTTACAATCCAAAAAAAATAAATGGGTAAGACGGTCAGACATTTGCAAATTAATTCGATATGCGCTAAACGTCCGCCAACTAGACGACTTGTTGCAACCATTAGTCGAATCTTATCAAATTTTGCGCAAGGAAACCGCCAAAGGTGGCGGCGTTATTTACCAAGACAGAGCAACAAAAAAAGGAAAAAAATGACCAAAATTGATTTAAAAAATGTGGCACCAAAAGTCGTATACGTTCCACCAAAAATTCTTCTATACGGCCGCAACGGTATTGGGAAAAGCACCTTTGCACTAAAAGCTCCAAGTCCTATTTTTGTGGATTTAGATGAAAACATTTATGAGCTGCCATGCACCAGCAATAAAACTCTAAAAATACCAATAAACAACTACGATGATGTAATTAATTTTTTAGGCGTTTTGTTTAATCAAGATCACGATTTCAAAACTGTGGTGATAGATTCACTCAGTAGTTTAGAAAAACTAATCATGGACAAAGCTGTTAAAACCACCAACGGGATCACAAGTTTTGCTGATTTTAACTACGGGAAAGGTCATTTGAAAACGATGTGTTTTTGGGAGGATTTTTTTCAAAAAATCAAAAATCTTTGGAAATACAAAAAAATGATTGTAATTTTTTTGGCGCATCATAAAGAAAAAAAAGAAGAAAATTTAACGGGTGCAAGTTACAGCCAATATCAAATTAATTTGCAAGATAGAGCCTCTGAGTTGTTGCGCAATTGGTGTTCGTGCGTCTTGTTTGCCGACGACGAAGTGATCATCGGGGATGAAAAATCAAAAACACTTAACTCAACAAGAATCATTAGAACAGACGGCGGTTTAACGTTCCTTGCTAAAAACACCTACAAACTACCACCAAAAATCTCTTTAGATTGGGACGAACTAGCACAGCATGTTCAAAAATACTACCAGCAATTTAATTACCCGACTGAGCCTACAAACATCACAAAACAAGAACTACAAGAAGAACTAAAAACTGAACAAACCGAAAAAGGAAAATAATATGACTATAATTACTTTTAATATTTCACAAGATGAACAAAAAAAAGCTATAGATAGCGGTTTTTTTGCTGCCGAAATTACTAACGTTGAAACGCCCAATTACAACAACGAATTATATGTAAGTTTAACATGGGAGTTCAACAAGACTTCGCTAAAAGACAAACTCAAATTGTGGGCAAGCGATCCAAAAGAAAAAAAACGCGCTGAAGAAAAGCTAAAAAACATATGTGCGGCTTGCGATATTAGCTTTCCCAATGTTTCGGAAAACAAAGCTCGTATGGATATCGATGTTTTCAAAGGTCGGCAAGCTGAAATTGAAATAGCCCACTATGGCGAAAAACAAAGTCCATACGTCAAAAATTACAAAAAAATAACACATGATTTTAGTGAATTTTAATGGCTTTTGAAAATTTGCAAGGAAAAATATTGGCTCACTACGCGAGTCATGCGGAAGGTAAAACCCGTGGCTATATAGGAGCATCAATGCTGGGGCATGCTTGCGAACGCCGTATTTGGCTCGAATGGAATGGGGCGAAAATACCGCCCCAAGATCCCGAAAAATTAGGCAGTCGTCAAGAAAAATTTGATCGCGGCAGGCACGAAGAAGAGCGTCTGATTAAAGCTCTGCAAGGAGCTGGCTATTTGGTTCTCGATCGTCAGGGAGCTTTTTCAGTGCTAAATGGAAATTTCCAAGGTCATATTGACGGAATAATACTCGATGAAGATGGGAAAAAATATGTTTTAGAAATCAAGTCTGCTAACGAAAGAAATTTTACAGCACTGCAAAAAAAAGGAATCGAGGCCGCTTTCCCTGGTTATTATTTACAATGTCAGATGTATATGCATTTTTTGAAAATCCCGCAATGTCTCTTTCTAGTAGTTAACAAAAACAATGGCGAAATATACAAAGCGGTCTTTAGCGAAAACGAGGCGGTGATTAGTAAGGGCATGGCAAAATTAAACAAAATCATTAGCCATGGTCAAGATATGCCAGCACGATTGCCGGCAGATGCAGCAGGCGTGCCAACAATTGTACCATGTCAATATTGTGAGTTTTTTAATTTTTGCTGGACTCAAAAAAGGAAAGCCAATGACTAAAATTCTAGCACTTGATCTTGGCACAAATACTGGCTGGGCTTTGTTTCAGCCAAACGAGAGCAATGATGGGTACCAGGTGTTCAGCGGTACGATTAACCTGAAGAATGATCGGTTCCAAGGTGGAGGCATGCGGTTTTTACGTTTTCGTAATTGGTTAGATGACATCAATTACCAAAAAGACGTTTCAAGTGTTTATTTTGAAGAGGTCAGGCGTCATATCGGCACAGATGCTGCCCATGTCTATGGTGGGTTTCTCGCTACTCTAACTTCATGGTGTGAAGACCGCAAATTACCATATCAAGGCGTGCCAGTATCTCACATTAAACTGCATGCAACTGGCAAAGGCAATGCCAGTAAGCAAGAAGTCATCAAAGCTATGGAAACCATAGGCTATCAACCCAAAGACGATAACGAAGCCGATGCGCTGGCTTTGTTGGAACTTATAATTAAACAAAACAAAAAAGGAAAATAGAGATAATGTGTTTGCTGTGTGGAAGTATGAGGTGTTGGGATATGTCAGACTGCGACAACGGAGGAAAAGATTTTTACGATCTTCATGGGTATTACCCAGAAGACAGAGAACGCCAAAAAGCAAGCCAAGATGCACTGGCTTTGTTGGAATTAATCATTAAAAAAAGGAAAAATAATGGCGATATTAGTCACAAAAGCATTTGAAACATTTTTAGAAAAAGCTGCTAATTTTAAAAATTTAAATGATTTTTTTGATACGCACGATTACAACTCAGATTTACCTGAAATATTTATGAAGTCGGATTGTTTGCAAACCGCTTTGATCAACAACAAAACTCAAAAAATCAAAGAACATTTGCTAAAACTAGACGAAAAAGCATTTTTCCCCGAAGAAGTGGTGCAAAATTTGATAGCAATAGTCAGACCATTAGTGCTGACTTCTAAAGAGCTTAGAGAAAAATTGTACCATTATTATTGTAAACTGGCAGAACAAGAAAAATTTGATTTAATTTTAAAACTAAACATGCTGATCAAAGAAAAAAGAAATCACGCCAGATGCCCAATCATTTTGCATCTCGGAACTTTGGGGCTAACAAATGTGCAAATCGAAAAAGAAGAAGCTGAAAACATTAAAAAAATAGAAGAACTGACCGCTAAGCATAAAAAACACAAAAAAGTATGTGAAGAAATAATAAAAGAAGTAAATTCACTTCTTGGCATTAGATAATTAAACTGAAACATACGCTAAAATGCGTTGATTTATTTGCTGGTTGTGGTGGAATGTCCAGAGGTTTTGAAGATGCTGGATTTGAAGTTCTAGCATCCCTGGACAATTGGAAGCCTGCTATAAATGTTTATAAAAAAAACTTTAAACATCCTATATATGAACAGGATCTTTCTAATGAAGCAGAAAGTATTGCTATAGTATCTAAATACGCACCTCAAATAATAATGGGTGGCCCTCCATGTCAAGATTTCTCTAGCGCAGGAAAGCGAGATGAAACATTGGGTAGAGCAGATTTAACATACTCATTCGCAAATATAGTATGCGCTATACGTCCTCAATATTTCATAATGGAAAATGTAGACAGAATAAGAAAGAGTGCAATTCTAAAAACAGTTACAGATCAATTTGAAACAGCTGGTTATGGTCTTAGTGCTGTTATATTAGATGCTTCATATTGCGGAGTTCCTCAAGCAAGAACTAGATTTTTCCTAATTGGGGAGTTAGGAGGAGAGAACAATATTTTTCTTCCAGAACTTGCGTCTATGCTCAACAAAAAACCTATGACTATAAGAGATTACTTAGGTAATAGCTTAGATATAGAATATTATTATAGGCATCCAAGAAATTATAGTAGGAGAGGTGTTTTTAGTATTGATGAACCAAGTCCAACGGTTCGTGGAGTGAATCGGCCTGTTCCTAAAGGATATAGCAAGCATAGTGGCGATCCTGAAAATATACCCATTAGTCAGCTAAGACCTTTAACTACTATTGAACGCAGCTATTTACAAACCTTCCCTAAAAATTTTATTTTTGAAGGAACAAAGACAAACCTAGAGCAAATGATTGGAAATGCAGTTCCTATTAATTTAGCAAAATTTGTTGCATTAGCTTTAAAAAAGCATATTGAAAATGCCACATTAGAAGAAATTCAAGATCTAGGGTGGGAAAAATACATAACAGGAAATTATGTTGACTTTGAGTGTGTTTAACGTGATTTTGTAAAGATAGCTATGGTGTGTCACTTTAAATTTTGTAGCCAAGACCCATTGTAAAGCGGTGTTGTGTTGCACCGGTTTTTTGTTCATTAAAGGCTATATCGCTTCTCATTTTGACTTTGCAAACATAGCTATACTCAGGACGCAAGAAAACGTGGTTGTTCAAATATATATCTGTTCCCACAGAAGGTGAAAAAACAACGCTTCTTTTTTCTGTTTTAGTGACTTCGTTAATGCCTGGCGTCATTCCAGCTGGTATCTTGTAATCTGATTTTAGCACCCACTCGCTGTATTCAAGTCCTAAGCCCAAAAACACCATAGTCTGTGGTGAAACAACGTAACCAAAACGAAGTTTCGCACCTATATTGCCAGCGTTTTTTAGTGAAACTTTGCAAAATGGAGTATCTGCAAAAAATATCTTGTTGTCTACAAGATTTCGAAAAACTTCACCGCCAATGTACACGCTTTTACCAACACCTACCCCATAGCCTGCAAACAAACCACCAAGCCAAGACTGAGAGCCGTATTTAACGCGGTTTTTGTTAGCTGTTACCTGAAATGTATTTTGAGTGGTGTTGATACCAGCCTGCACGCCAGTGTAGAAACCACTGAATTTTGATGCAATGGTTTCTGTTGGTGTAGTTGCATTTAATGCCGTAGCTGCTAATGCAAACATGATATATTTTTTCATTTTGACTTTAAAAAATTAAACAATTAAACATTTGTACCACAAACGAAAAACTATGGCAAAAATTCTTCATCATGCTTAGCTCGACTAACCTTGACCAAGTTTTCGGCTGCTTCATAGGCTTTAATCATGGCTTCGCCATACTCACTCCGCAACTCTAGATATTTTTTTTCAGTAACGTCAACAAATTTGCACTGCGCTATCTTCACGAGAGACCTACCAATATCAAATATGCATTCGTTTAGTATATATTTAGCTTCTTCTATAGTCATACCAACAACTCCCTGAGATTTAAATCGTTAATTTCTGAGTGCAACCAGTCTCTAGTGTTCTGGTATATGTTCAACTCTATCTCAGAAAAGTTGCCATACTTAATTTTTTCTCTCAAATGATTGTCAAGATTAAAAATTAAAATTTGCATTTGAGACGCCTTTAAAGCCATTACCGCTCCTTCACTTGAATCGAATTCTAACGTTACTTTCATTTTAATTCTCCTGTAGCTTTGTATGCTTCTGTTGCTGCTTTGTACTCTTCCCAGGCTACAAGTGCCGCTTTGTATGCGGCATATGCTGCTTCCTCTGCTGTTTCGTATGCTTCCCATGCTTCTTCGCGTGCTTCGAATGCTTTCACTGCTGCTTTGTATGCTTCGCGTGCTTCTTCGCGTTCTTCGAATGCTTTCACCGCCGCTGCTTTGTATGCTTCGCGTGCTGCTTCCAATTCTTCTAATTTAGTCATTTGCTTTGCCCTTCTTTGGCCGCTTTGGCTTGTTCTTCGGCTATCTTTAAAAATTTTTTGATTGTGATGGGGCTTGATTTAAAATGTTTTGAAAGTCTCTCTATCTGTAATCCTGCATCTCTCAAGTATACCATCTCCTTTAGCTGCTCTGGCGTGAAACGAGCAGGCCTATTCTTCTCAAAGGCAGTTTTAGAAGTATGGTAAAAGTATTGCAAAGATTTGGCATACTTTATCGTATCTTCCAATGTTGCTTTAAAATTCTCGTGCGCGTCATCCCTCGGCAAACGCGGTGAATCTAAAAGATTTTTAATATTGTCTAAATGCGCTTTGACGGCGTTCACAGCATTAAAGAGTTTAATCAGTTCTTTGTATTGTATAGTGCGCGTGATTTTCATTTTAATTTTCCTTTTCTGTCTTCGTCGGTTGCAATTCTTCTAAAAGGCTATTGTAAGCATCGCATGCTTCTCTGCATGCTGCTTCGTATGCTTTGTATGCTTCCCACTGTGATTGACATGCTCCCCATGCCCGTGCTTTTTTTTCTTTGATTCCTGCTTTTAGAGCTAATTTCATTGATTTGTAAGCTTCATATACGTCTAAAATTTTGTCATATCTTTTAGCCCCCTCTATCGTTCCTAATGAGTTTGCGACTATTACCACCTGTTTTTGAACCTTTGCTGCTCGTCTTGTGATAGACCTGAGGTGATACTCCATATTTTGAAAGTTAGTCATTCCCAATCTCCTTTAATGTTGTTGTTACGCTGTTTCGCGTGCTGCTTTCCATGCTTTGCGTGCTGCATCCCATGCTTCGTCTGCTCCTTTGTATGCTTTGCGTGCTGCATCCCATGCTTCGTCTGCTCCTTTGTATCCTTCGCCTGCTGCTTTCCATGCTTTCCATCCTTTCCATGCTTTGCGTGCTGCATCCCATGCCGCTTTGCGTACTTGGTATGCTTCGCATGCTGCTTCGTATGCTTCGAATGCTTTCACTTCCGCTGCTTTTAATTCTTCTAATTTAGTCATTTTGATTCTCCTTTAATGTTGTTGTTAAGCTGCTAACGGTGCTTTGTAGTCTCCCCAGGCTGCAAGTGCCGCTTTGTATGCGGCATATGCTGCTTTGTCTGCTGCTTCGTATGCTTCCCATGCTGCTTCATCGTATGCTTCATCGTATGCTTCGCCTACTGCATCCCATGCTGCTTTGCGTGCTTCTAATTCTGCCTGTAATTCTTCTAATTTAGTCATTTTCAATCTCCTTTAATGTTGTTGTTACGTTGCTTCGCGTGCTGCTTTCCATGCTTCGTATGCTGCATCCCATGCATCGTTTATTGCCCGTGCTGTATCCCATGCTGCAAATGCCGCTTGGTATGCTTCGCGTGCTGCTTCGTATGCTTCGAATGCTTTCACCGCCGATGCTTCTAATTCTTCTAATTTAGTCATTTTCAATCTCCTTTAATGTTGTTACGCTGCTACGCGTGCTTTGTATGCGGCATATGCTGCTTCGTATGCTTCATCGTATGCTTCATCGTATGCTTTGCATGCTGCTTTCCAATCTGCTTTGCATACTTGGCATGCTTCGCATGCTGCTTCGTATGCTTCGCATGCTGCTTCGATTCCTTCGTTTGTTGGAAAGAGATTTATGTAGCCTGATGCTTCGCGTGCTGCTTCCCACTCTGCTTCGCGTACTTGGTTTGCTTCGCGTACTGCTTCCTCTGCTGCTTCGTATGCTTCGTGTGCTTCTTCGCGTGCTTCGAATGCTTTAAATGCCGCTGCCTGTAATTCTTTTAATTTAGTCATTTTCAATTCTCCTTTAATGTTGTTGTTACGCTGCTATGCGTGCTTTGTATGCGGCGTCTGCTGCTTCCTCTGCTGCTTTGTATGCTTCAAGTGCTGCTTCTTTTTCTGCTTTGATTGCTGCTTCGTATGCTTCGCGTGCTGGTTTCCACTCTGCTTTGCGTACTTGGTATGCTTCGCATGCTGCTACGTATCCTTTGTATGCTGTTTTCAATGCTTCGTATGCTGTTTCGTGTGCTTCCAATGCTGCTTTGCATGCGGCTTCTAATTCTTTTAATTTAGTCATTTTGATTTCCCTTTAATGTTGTTGTTAAGCTGCTATGCGTGCTTCGCGTGCTGCATCCCATGCTTCGTCTGCTCCTTTGTATGCTTTGCGTGCTGCTTTCCATGCTTTGCGTGCTGCATCCCATGCTTCGTCTGCTGCTTCGTATCCTTCGCCTGATGCATTCCATGCTTCCCATCCTTTCCATGCTTCGCGTGCTGCATCCCATGCTTCCTCTGCTGCTTCGTATGCTTCGCCTGCTTCTTCGCGTGCTTCGTATGCTGCAAGTGCTGCTTCTGCTACATCGCATGCTTTATATGCCACTTTGTATTTTGCGATTGCTGCATCGTATGCTTCTAGGTCTCCTGCTTTGTCATATGCTGTTTTCCATGTTTTGCCTGCTGCTTCCCATGCTGCTTTGCATGCGGCTTCTAATTCCTTTAATTTAGTCATTTTAATTCTCCTTTAATGTTGTTAACTGTATCTGTTTCTCAGCTGTTTTTACCGTAAAACAATTTCGACTCAGTGCTATGCGCTTCGTCTTGATTCCAAATTAGCTTTAGTCGCGACCTAAGTCAAGAGGTGTTTTTTGTTTTTTTAGTTAAACGTTGCAAAATAAACACAGTGAACGCCCTAGCCTTGTGTTTTTAGTTATCTGTCCCTGTAAACACGCTATATTTGTTATATTATATATAAACCGTAGCTTTAAACGGATGTAGACTAACAAAACAAAATTACACTGCATCAAACACATATATTACCTTTTTTTCACAGCTTGACTACGCGTCCAAGCGAAAAAACACCACATTTCTCAAACATGACGATACACACGTGAGTTTTATTGTTAGTGTCAATTGTTATTATATTACCTATAAATTGTACTATTGTTGCAATACGAGGTAATATCTGCAAAGATCTGAAAAAAGGAAAAAGTTGGGAAAAGTAATTTTAATAAGTACCAATCGCTGTAAGCGTTATTCCATAAGGGTTACAGCGTTTTGATTTTTACTTTTACTTTTTGCAAAATCGCTTATTATACCTATGTTTTTTTCAAAAGTTATCCACAGGCTCAAACCCAACGTGGAAGCCAAAGTGATTCCTGAAAGTGGCTCTACATAAGGGTTTGAGGCAGGTGCTTAAAAAATAGGCACATAGCTAAATCGCTGTAACCGTTGTGTAGAGCCAGTTATAAGCATTGTGTGATATTTATGACACAGTAGTGAAATCGCTTGGAAGTGGCTGTGGGTAAGGGTTTGAAGGGATGTGTGACAAATATGTCACAGTATAAGGGCTGAAAACCGTGTGTAAAGTAGAAAAGTAAAAAAAAAATATATATATATAACCTATATATAATGGCTTAAGGCTATATCGCTTACTTTTCACATACTTTCCACACTTGTCACAAAAAAAAATACAGATTGGCTCAATTTGGCGTGTTTCACGGCTCGGGACTTTTCACATTTTGTTTTTGATGCTAACTATCTGCTAACTTTTAGCATCACTAAAAACTAAATATGGCTCTACGCAACGATTGCAAGCTATAGAATGTTGCATTAGTAAGGCAACGGTCAACAAAAGTATGGAACAAACTTAAAACTACCAACTCTCGAGGCAACCCGTTGAATTAACAAAAACCCTTCATTTAAGCGATTCTAGAGGCGTTGTATGTTTTGTGCTATATGACTAGCTTATAGCCCTCGTATTGTGGCACTGGTGAGCTTCTACGAGGGGTTTTTGTAGCCGTCTAGATTAGGTTGACTATTTTTTGTTTAGCTTCACTGTTTCCTTCGATGTAACTTTGGGTCATGCTAAGCGAACTATGACCAGCTAGCTGTTGCACATCGCGCAATGATCCACCTGCTTCAACACATCGTTTAGCCGCGTTGGTAACAAAAGTCCTTCGGCCAGAGTGACTGCTACAGCCGTCTAAGCGTAGGGTTTTAAACACATCAGCAAACCAATCGCTCAAAGCACGGGGATAGAAATTTGAAGCTCTTTGGCTAAAAATAATATTTTGATCTGGCCTAGGCTGGCGTTCTTGCCACAGGTCAACCAGTGCTTGCTTGAGTTCAGCGTTGAGAGGTATGGTGCGCCCTGATTTACCTTTGGTGGCACTGTCTGGCATTTGCAGGCAGTCTGAGACTTCGCCTGATGCATTGGTGACCATCGACCAGGTAACAGATGCTATTTCTTTGGCTCTCAGCCCTGCTTTGAGCGATAGTAGCACTATCACCCTGTTACGTTTGGGGTATTGCTTCTTAGCGACCACGTCTAGCACTTGGCTAATCTCTCGTGGCGTTAAAATCTTTGCTTGCTTAGTCATCGTATTCTCCTGATTAAATATTAATTACAGTTAATATATACATTAGTTTCCACTCGGTGTCAATACGTCACCGACTGAGAGTGGCTCTGTGCCTAGGCTGCTGTATTAACTGTAGTTAGTAGTGGAGTTTTAATCGTTACCCAGTATTATTGTTTTATTGCTCTTCTTGGGTTTTTATAGCTAATTATAATAATTACCCAGTGTTATTGTTTTATTGCTCTTCTTGGGTTTTTATAGCTAATTATAATAATTACCCAGTGTTATTGTTTTATTGCCCTCCTTGGGGTTTTTATTGCTTGGGGGGTAGGGGGGTGGGGTACCATCCACCCGCCCCCAGCCTATACGTATAGGCATACTACTCTCACCCACAATTCCCGGTGGAAATTTTTGATTTAGTTTTTTGATTTAGGCTATAATCCAAGAAAATCACACATGACGCTTAAGGATTTTCATGAAAACCCCAGTTAACAGCAATGGAAACGTAATTAAATTTCCAGAAACTAGCAAGTTGACTAAGGAAATTATGCAAGATTTGTTAGATCTCCTTGGTGCTGAGGGCATAGTTGTGGCTGTGTTCAAAAAAAACGGGGTTGAAGTTGGCACGCTGGGTTTGAGCGAAGAGCAGCTAGCAGAACTTGAAGCTCAAGTACTGGCAAACCTTGAACCACAGGAATAGCTTATGGATTTAAAATTGCTGTCGCTAAAAATTTTGCTAATTGGTTTATTGATGTGTGCTGTAGGTTTTCTTTTTTCGTTAGATTTTTTCAACGATTTTGTTGAGTTTGTTAAAGCGAACACATGGCCTTTTTCGTTGGTTTTGTTGTTGGTGTTGGCGCAGTCTGCAATCATTAAATGGATCTTCAAACTAGATTAATTTGATTTCACCCTTTACAGCGTATCAAAAACCCTTCATTTAAGCGATTCTAGCGATTTCATGGCCTTACCTACTACGATACGACCAGAGAGCTATCTAAACCAGTCAGCGTGGCTTAAAACGAAGATTTTAAAATGCTTAGCAACATCACCCCGTAATTGTGAATTCGGTGTGTGTGTCAGAGTGTTTTTTTCTGGTGCAAGGTTGAGTGGTACCTAAAAACTTTTTCTTAAGCTAAAAAATTTTAGTCGCGCATGCGCGTATCTTTCTTTTTAAATATTTTAAGTATTTTACGCGCCTTGGAACTGGCTGTGGCTGCGGGTTCTGGCTTCTAACGGCTACATTTACCCTGTTAACGGCTACATTTACCCTGTTAACGGCTACATTTACCCTGTTAACGGCTACTTTACAAACAATGTAACTTTATCTATCTTCATCCCATAAACCTTGTTAAAAAATTTGTATGTCTAAGACAGTTGATCAAGATGGATTTGTGGTAAAAAGCAACCATTTAGTCGAAGCACGATATCGTTTAAGCCTTCAAGAATCGCATGTAATTTTGTGGTTGTTGACGCAGATCAGGCCTGATGATGAAGATTTTAAAATACATGAATTAAAAATATCTGAATTTGCTAAAATGGCTGGTCTTGAAGTTGACAGCCAATACAAGGAATTACGCAAGGTTACATTGCATTTAATGAAACGAATTCTCGAAATCAAAGAAATCAACTTGAAAAATAAAAAAACAACTCTTCAGGTTGCTTGGCTTAGTTCAGCAGAGTATCATCATGGTGAAGGCTATGTTTCCTTGTGCTTCGATCCCAAATTAAAACCATACTTATTACAACTAAAAACCCAGTTTACCAAGATTGGGATTTCAGACGCGATGGGGTTTGACAGCGTACATGCGTTAAGAATACATGAGCTTTTGGTGCAGTATGAGTCGATTGGTCATCGCACAATGTCTGTTGCTGAGATACGAGATTATTGCGGAATTGAGAAGGATGAATACACGGAATATAAGAACCTAAAATCACGAGTAATCAACCGCGCCAAGACTGAGATCAACGCTAAAACGGACTATGACGTTGACTTTACGGAAATCAAAAAATCCAGAAAGGTTGACAAAATCAACTGGACGATTGGTAAGAAAAAATCAGAAGAAGTTGTAACTAAACCTAAGACAAAGAAGCAACCTGGCTTAGTACCAATAGCATATGAGTCGTGTGTGGTGCCAGAGATTGTGGTATTTTGTAAGGCAAACGAGACTGTATTGGAGCGTGATAAGATAGATTACTTACTCAATGTTAATGATTTCAATCTAAACAACGAAAGATTACAGCTTGGTTTCACCTGTGATTTTTTCCGTAACAGGTGTGATATTGCTGCAGTGACTGACTTACTGGTGGTATTTTTCGAAACTAAACGTGTGGATTATGTATAGTTTTTTTAAATCTGGGATTGACAAGAAGCTAAAAATTTCTTATCTTAATCACAGAGTTTGTGCGACTCAATGTTTTAAGGGGATTTTCTTAAGTGAAAGTCCCTTTAATCTTTTTTAGATATAGTCTTCACAACAGATTTTTGCAATAGCACAGCCAAAATTTGCAAAAATATATGATTTTTCACTGTTGAAAATTAAATAGAAAAGTTTTACTCATATTTCTAATGGAATAAGATTTATGGATTTAACCATTATGGCTTTTCAAAAACAACACCATAAGAATTCAAAAAAACGTCCAAAACTCGACCCTTTCAGAATCAAAATATCTTTTTCAATAGCGTTTGCGGTGCTTATAGCCTGTTGTGCATTTGAAAATGCAAACGATCTTTCTAAAGTCAGTCGACAAACTTTCTTTAAAAAGAGATCTACTAGCCGTAGCCACGCTTCAACCAACCCCTTAAGAAGATAGAATCTTTTGGATGAATAGTTGAAAGCGTTCGGTAATAGCCAGCGGCTTCGGACTTTAGAGCAGCCAGTAGGTCTGTGGGATCAGCTTGATTGATTGCCGTGATGTTTTGGGCGTCAAGGATGCCGTTTTCGATGACTGTTACACCAGTAGATTTTAGTGCGCGTTGTAGCAATCGATTAGCCCATTTAGCACCAACGTTAACGCTGAGATCGAACACTTTTGCGGCCAAATGAACCTCTTGAATTTTTTCGTAGAGGTTGGCCTCCCAAAAATCACGTTTGTAGATTTCTTTCGCTTGGTCAATGGTAAGATTTTTGATGTCAAGATGTGGATAGCTTGCTTGGCTAATGCCGAACTTAGTAATGCCACCTGAATCATATTGGTTGACACTCAAACCACCTTCGTTTGCTAGCACGATACTAACGGCATATTCAAATTTTTGAGCATTGTTTTCTGGTGGTGTTGCCGTATTTTGATCTGACAGATTTTTGCAACCTGCACAAAAAACAGACAAAAAAACAACAAATAATTTTTTCATGACTACATAACTACATGACTACATGTAATCATGACTACATAAATAGATGAACACAGCCATGCAAAAAAGTAGGAAAAATTGATTGCTAGACATCATTTAGACCAGGTTCTCTTGATAGTATATTCTTTTTTGTAGGTGTAATCGGGTGGAAAAACACACGGTGCCCATGGTGATGGATTGCACCCGTATTCTACACCGGTTTCAGTTTCTTCAAAAATTTGAAGATTTTCTTTTCCTTCGCAAGTATGCATTATGGGTTCATCCTTACGTTCACAGTTGCATGCACAGTCTTTTTTCATATCAAATTTTCTTTCAAATAATTGCGTTTACACCAATCAGTATTTTTAAAATATGGAATTCTTTTTAGAATATTTTTGATAGTTTTTCTACTTTTTGCGGCCTCTTCTAAAACTGGAAAAATAGAAGCAAAAACGATCAAAGCTTGCCTGTCTGATGGATACCAGTCTTTGAGTGCAGCATCTGTTAGCACCATGAATGGTATGCTTTTCGCTATACCGAATGGAATGCAAAGAATGTCAAGGCATTCAAAATTCCTTGCATGGTATAAATTTAGAGAAGTCGCTGACCCAAAAGATACGGCTGTCAAAATGCTTTTCGCAATTTCAACATACAGTGATGAATTTACACTATCATAGGTTTCTTGCCATAGCATGTAGAAAGCCGGAATAGATGGAACTGAAAAAATCAAAACAGGACAAAAAAATGCAGTAAACCACAACTCTTCAAATTGTTCATTCAGAACAGATGCCGGCAAGTCTATTGCTGTTTCATTCTTTTCAACAATATGTTTCCAGACCATGTTTATTTCAGGCGTTGTTAGCGCATCAATCCTTTTTCCAATAAGCCCATAGCGCGAATTCTTGTTAAATTCGCGATAATAGTCATTGCCCAAATTTAGCAAGCTTAGGTATTTGTCAAGGACAAGGGGCAGCGCAAGCGTAGCGCAAAATGTGTAGTATTCGTCCCAGCCTGTATTTTTAGCGGCTTTGTGGTGATCATTTTCAACTGAAAACAGGTAGTATGCCGGCAATATTGACGATATGGCGGCGGTTGCTTTCCATTTTAGGTCAGTTTCGTCTTCTTTTTTTTCCAAAAAATTCATTAAACAATCAGTGCCGTAAACAACACCTGTAGCGATCATGGCCAAGGTAAGGTTGTAATTTACATCTGGGGTGTTTTTTGCAACGTACTGTAAAAATACAGGGATCATGCCATTTGCAACAGCACCAGCAAAAACTAAACCACCGCAGAATCGAGTCCAGTAGCGGCATCTGGTTTCAGGTTCGCGCACATGTGTAGTTTCCATGGCACTCGATAAATAGGCAAAGTGTCCATGCCAATATTCCTTTAAAGACATGTTTACGAGGTTGTTTTGATTGAAATCTATTTGTTCCGAAATTTCTTGTGAATGCGTTGGCGCGTTTAAAGCTATACAAAAAAATAAAGCAAAGATATGTTTAATCATTTCGTTTGATTTAAAAACCCCATTGGTGACATTATGGTGCTACTTTAATAGTTTTTTTACGAGCATTGCAAACAAAATGAAAGATGCGAGCCATACAAAAGCAGAGTTGTTGGATTTCGTTCGCCGGAAAGCAATCACTGGCATGAGTTCAAATCAAATAGCCGCTGACTACGCAAACGATTGGCATACTACATATGATTTTGCCAAGCAGCGCATGAAAGAACCGCAATATCAAGAGGCAATTGAGGCCGGCCGTCAAACCGGATTAGGCCAAATTTGGGAAAAGCTGCACGATTTAGCAATTAGCAAAAACGATCAAGGCATTTTGTTATTGCTGGCCAAAGAACAATTGAAACTATTTGGCGGCCTTGATACCCAAGATTTGCTTGCAAAAAGCAATTTGACTAAAGACCAGCTAAAAAAAGTCCATGAGGTCATTCTTGGAAAATGAGCTAAGCACCAATGAAATCATGCGTGAATTTTGGTACGCTCATCGGACTTTTGCGTATTATGAGCCGCATTTAAAGCAAAAGCAGTTTCATGACTTAGGTAAAACCGCCCGTGAACGTTTGTTTTTGGCTGGTAATCGCACGGGTAAAACCTATGGTGGAGCAATTGAAGTGTGTATGCACCTCAGTGGTGTTTACCCTGAGGATTGGTCAGGTTATCGTTTTGATAAACCCATTATGGCCTGGGCAATTGGCGTATCCAATGAAACCGTGCGTTCAACCTTACAGCAGTATTATATTGGGGATCCAAAGGCAGAAAAACCAGGTGGATTAGCACCAGATATCATCGTATCAACAACAATGAGGCGGGGCTTAGCCGATGCGGTGGATACAGTGCGGGTACGCCACAGCAGCGGTGGTCAATCAATTCTGTGCTTTAAAAGCTACCAGCAAGGCCGTGAAGCTTTACAAGGGGCGAGAGTCGATTTAATTCACTGTGATGAAGAACCGCCAAGTAACCTATATATGGAGCTACTGATGCGCCTGATGAGTGTTGATGGGGTTTCAGATCCAGGTATGATGATGATTACGGCAACCCCATTATTGGGGATGACCAATACAATCTTACGCTTTACCAATGAAGATGACGCAAGAGAAGGCGAAGCACTAAATGGCCGCGCGTTTGTGCAAGCAGGTTGGGATGACAACCCATATTTGAGCGAATCAGAAAAAAAACAACTGCGCTCTGGCATGTCCCCGCATGAATTGGAAGCTAGAGAACGCGGAATCCCTTCACTTGGCTCAGGCATGGTGTATCCTGTCTCAGAATCAGCGATCACGTGCGATCCGTTTGCAATACCTGAGTTTTGGCCGCGGGTTTATGGGCTGGACTTTGGCTGGACAGCTCCGACTGCAGCACTGTTTGGGGCGCATGACCGGGACAATGACGTCATCTATTTTTATGCGGAGTATGCTTTGCCAGAACTCACACCCCAACAACATGCCACCAATCTTTTGAAACTTGGAGCAGATTGGATTCCAGGCGTTTTCGATCCTTCAGGATTGCAATCAAGTGTCAAAGACGGCGACAAATTAGCGCAAGTCTACAACGATGTTGGCCTGATATCTCTTTACAAAGCCGATAATGCGAAAGAGGCTGGTGTTGCTAAAACTTTGACGCGGATGCAAAACGGTCAGCTAAAACTTTTTAGCTCTCTCTCACAAACTTTAAAAGAGTTGCGCATTTATGGGCGCGATGAAAATGGCATTATTCGAAAAGGTAATGACCATTTAATGGACTGTATGCGCTACACAGTCATGTCTGGCCTAGAAGTAGCGCGCCCACAGAAAATGCCTAGATATCATCAACCAAACCAGGCCGCTGGTTACATGTGAGAGAAAAAAATGGAAGCCCTAAAATCACAAGGAATCTTTAAAATAGTATTTTTGCTATTAATTGTAATATTACTCGCTGGTTGCGATCTACCGAAAATGTTTTTGGAAGAAGAAGGACGCAAAGTCATTGACGATGTGGTTGTTGAAGAAACCAAAATTACCCCAGCACCCGCGGAAAAAACAATAACAACCAAAAGCCTTTGAGTTTTCTATGCCATTGGTACCAGAATTTTATGACGGATCGGCATGGAAAACATTAAATTCTTCTAATGCCTCAGTATCATCTGTTGGCATCACAGCCGGGACGGGTATAAACGTTAGTGGGTCACCTATCACGACCAGTGGCACAATATCTTTGACTTTGGGCAATATTCCTATTACAGCACTTTCTGGGTATCCTTCAGATTCGGTAAAGCTGCTGCAGGGTAACGGCGTTTGGGCGCAGCCAATTTTAAATAATATTGCATCGCCTACCTATGGTTCAACCTACGTTTTCAATGGGGCTAATCTTTCTAGTGTGCAGAGTTTGGACTGTCTCCGCTTAGTCGTAGGCGATGCTAGCGTGTTCCCGTTTTTCGCATTTCTCCCAACGCTTCAGGTTAATAATGGCTACGTTTTTTTAAACAGCACCCAAACAACGGTGAGCGGGTTTTCATATTATAAATATCAATTTGATTCGTGGGCGGCGGGTTACTGGGCAGGCGGGGGCTTGGCACTTTCAATGAAATGTGTGGGATCAATTGCGGCGGTTGAATTCGAGGCCACCTCTTCCATTAAAAAAAAATATATCTTAGAAAATTTAAACGCATTTTCCAGTGATCTAAAGAAAAAATTCGATTCTATTGATTTCGTCAAATATGCGTGGAAAGACCCAATGAAAGAAGGTGAAGGCCAGTTTTTTGGGTATATCGCGGAAAATGTGGCCGAACAATTTCCAGAATTAGTTGATATGAGCCACCTTGAGTTTGCTCCAAATATTTTTCAAATGGGAATTGCAAAGAAAACAAGCAAAAATGTCCACAAAATCTCTTGCAAAAACAGTTTTAATGCAAAAACTGGTGACAAAATACAGTTTTTTGTTGAAACAGAAAACCACAAAAAAACTTTTGAGGGAGTTGTTTGTGAAAAAATTGATGATTTTGAAATGGCCGTAGAATTCAACGAAAAATCACCACCAGACGGTGAAATTTTTGTGTACGGCGTTTTTGAGGAAGTGCCGTTAGTTTCAAAAACACGTTTCCATGACATGGTTTCAAGTCGTGTTAGAATTTTAATTGATGATTTTAAAATTTTAGCTGAAAAGGTAAATTTTTTAGAACTAAAAATTAAAAACATGATATAATTTTAAAAACTTAGCTTTCAAGAAAACAATGGATTCAAATTTAATAGCAGCTGTAACGCCTAATCTGATTGGTCTAGAAGCGATAGCGACCATGCAATCTGATATGCAATGGATCAATCAGTACGGCATGGCTTTGTTCAACTTTAGCGGAAGCGATACGGATCCAACATATGTAATGTTATTGAAAAATACAGTAGAAGCCTTGACGGCCTTAACTGTTGCAGTCAAAGCTTGCCAAGAGCAGCTACCTAAAAGTTAATCGGTATTTAGTCGCAACAGGCCTTCGGCGGGACTGGGGCGTGCTGCTGTGTTACCAGCGGGTATGGTCACGGCATTTCCTGTAAAAACAGGATTCGGCGCAAAAGTAGTGGCAACAGACCCGCTAATATTGTGAGAACCAGTGATATCTCCGCTCAACGTAACAGTCAAGCCATCGATACGTGTATTAGCGTTGTTCGCCGTCAGCTGAGCTGCCGTCCCCAGGGCTGCTGCTGCAGCAATGGATATGCTTATTTCAGCCCCGGGTGTTAGCGTGAACGGCAACATCTGAGCTGTGAAATATGCCGTTGATGCTACTGCTGCCGCGGCTATCGCCGAAGTTTCCGCAGCGGCTATCGCAACTGAAACAGTGGTAGGCGTGCAGTAATCCGAATCTGCTATAGCAATGTTAATCATGCCTGTAGAAGGCGCGCTTTTTAAAATGCCGCCGTCCAAATCTGACAAAGCCTGTGAATTTGGAAGAGCTAAGTCGGGCTGCTGCAATATATACTTTGATGTGTTCGGCGCGAAATTTCCTGGCAAAACAGTAGTTAAATTTCCAGAACTATTGTAAAGCAATCCGTTTGCTAAGTTGCTGAGTGCTTGGGCATTGGGAGCTTGAGAATTCGGCTGACCCAATATGAAGTCAGATTGAAAAAAAGTTTTTAAGTCTAAGCGAATGTCTGTCAAAATTGGTGACGGCGTTGCTACACCTTGCCCATTACCAAACAGCACGTAGTTTTGATTGCAAAATATTCTGCCAGTTACTGGCGATAGAACAATATCTGCTGGTGCAAATTTCATGCGTCCAAATGACCTATGAAATTTTGAATATTCAAGAAATCGTTTTGATACCACGATTCGGCTTTTGTTGCATAATAATTCAAAATGGTCTCAGTTGTGTTGTCTAAGGTTGGCAACTGCTCAGGAGGTAAATCATCAAAAATTGGCTGATAACGATAATAATATAACTGATCTAATGTATATCGCGATATTAACTGCAATGTTTTAGCGACCGATTCTTCACTGCCGCCACCTGCCTGATTCACCAATGCCCCTAAAATAGCAAGTGGATTTACTGTGTCTGTCAGATTTCTTTGCAAATATTCTCTAAACGAACTACCAAATAATTGATAAGATCCTTCTCCAGGCACTAGTCCTGTCCCCAAAGACAAAATGCACACTCTATTTGCCGAAGGTTTTAGCATTTTGCCTAATGCCATTCCCATCAAAGCGGGGTTGTTTAAGTATACACCACCATCACTGTACTGATGCCCCCCAAAAGAAACAGGATGACTATTTGAAGCAAGATACAGTGGTGCTGCACTTGTGGCTAATGCGACATTTTTGATTAATTCATTTTGACCTATGAATTCTGTTTTTTGGTAATTGGAAAAAGAAACGAATGTGCCTGTATCAGTTTGATATGATGGAATCAAAACCTTGGTTTGAAGATCTGCTAACGTAGCCGTTCCAAAGAAATCACCCAAAGTCGCACTCAATAACCCCGTACCATACTTATCGGCATAAGTCCCACTAGAATTATAAAAAGGAATATCTAAACCGAGTAAAGTCAACTTATACGTTGCTGACGGTACTATGCCAGGTGTTGGGTACAATATGACAGGACCACCTGTTTCAGACCCCAAAGTAAAGATATATCGTCCTTTTTCCGTAAAAAATGATTCTATTTCACCGGGGGTTTTCCCAAAAGCAAAAGCAAGCCCCATGATGCCGCCAATAGACGTGCCACAGATCACATCAAATCTTTGTGCAATGTCGCCCGGATTAATGCCCCACAATTCTATGAATTTGATCAAAAACTTCAAAGACAAATAGCCGCGCTCACCACCGCCGTCCAAGGATAATATTCTGATTGTATTCGTGTCTGTCATGGCATTAACCAATCAACAAGTGTGTTTTTGTTTTTTTCGGCATAAGATTTGTCAGGACTGATTTCTATTATGACCCGATAAAGTACGCACCCTGATAAAAATAAAAAAAGAAAAAGACAAAAAAAGTTATGACCCATTCCAAAATCTCAGGGATCCGGCAGCTGCAACTCTTTGAGCGGCGGTGCCAATTGGTAGAATTACGCCTGCGGTGCCGGGAATTGTGGGATTAGACGCTAACCCAATAATTGGCACTGCCGCCGTTCCCGTTACAGCTATTTGGTTAGCTGTCCCTGTCACTGAATCTACTCCAAGATTAGCAAGGGCTGTAAAAACAATCGCGCTAGTGCCAATTGTGGTCATGGTGGCCGTTTGCGTCCAAGAAGTTACGGCGTTAATTGTTCCCGCAACGACCACTAAAGTATCACCAGGATTGATCAAATACACAGAATCGTAATCAGTGGTGCGGGTCAACACCCAGTTTGTCGATACAGAGCCAGCCGTTGTTAAGCTATAGACCCCGTTTTGAAAGGTGGTCGTCTGATCTTTGACCAGGATGCGTTGGCCAACCGAGGGCGTTACCCCATCAAGTGCAAAAGCCACCTGGGTTCCAGCATTGGTCAATGTCGCTCCTACGCCTGCCGTGCCATTAGCATAGGCAGCATTTAAAGTTGTGCCTATGGTTGCAACGACACAAGCCGTTTTAGCAACAACGTCAACGATGTTTTGACTAGCTAATTGATACCAATTAGATCCATCGCTATATTCAATTTTTGATGTTGGCAGTATTGACATTCTTATCTTTTTAATTTTTTAATTTTTTAATTATAATCTATAATGACTTATTATCAAAATAAGAAAACCAAAAGTGTCAATATTCCCTAACCGTCACCATTTAAAAGAACTAAGCGCAGCAATAGTAGATTTTCAATTTGTGCAGCAACAGGCTACTCAAGTTTTTAGCTACAATGGCGAAGCTACAGCGGATTTTGAAGAAGCAGCAAAGCAACTGGACATTCTGTTTAGCGATATTTTAACTCAGGTTCAGAGTTTAAAAACAAAAATTCCAGGTATTTAAAAATAACATGATTCTTTCCGCTTCTAGACAGAAAGCTTTAGACAAGGCTCAAGCGTATTTTAGAGCGGCAAACCTGCATCAATCTACTGCGGAATTCAGATTAAAATGCATCAATGATTATGGTTTTTACGATGGTACAGGCCAGTGGGAAGCAAAAGACTTAGAGATGTTGGCCGAGCGGCAGCAATTACCGATTACAGTCAATATCTGTAAAGGCTTCATCGATAATCTTTCCGGTGTCGAAATCCAATCACGCTATCGTACCGCCTGTCGCAATGATTCAAGCAATCCAGAAGATGACAGGCTCGCTGAAGCCTTAACCCATCTGTTGTTTTATGTTCAAGAACACCAAGAAATACCCTATAAAGGCAGTTTGAAATTTAAGGATTCCCTAATTTGTGGAATTGGCTGGAGTCATCTTTGTCAAGAAGACGGCAAGATTTTTTATGACTACGTTCATCCATTCAATGTTATCCCGGATCCGGACGATCTCACCCCACAATATACTGCAATGAAATACGTCTGCCGAAAATTTTGGATGCGACCAGATATGGTCAAAGATCGCTGGCCAAAAGTTGCAGCAGATATTGATTTTGGCGGTGAGTTTGATTATTACCAGGGGCTTTTTAGCCCTGAAATAATGGATCGCAACTCGACCTATACTGATTATGGTGGCTATACCGGCGCAAATGGCAGCAGGGTACTGGTGGTAGAAGTCCAATACAAGATACCGCATAAAATCTACAGTGGCACCGATAGTAATGGGCGATCTTTTGAGACTTTTAAACTAGATGAGGCGGAAGAAATAGCCCAAGGGGAAATTGAAGAAAGAAAGGGTGAGCGCATCATGCGTACCTTGTTTTTAGACAATACCCTGCTTGAACATGCCCCCTTAGATGCAACTTTTCCCGATCAACAAGACTTTAGTTATATTCCAATTGTCTTTCAGCGGCGTTTTCAAACAGGTGTCCCATATGGATTGCTTGATGGGATGAAGGATATTCAGCGCGATTGTAACGTTAGGGTCACTAAATCAGTTTATGCGATTAACTCAGCGCGTTTAATTTTTGAAGGTAATCCATTACCAGGTCAAAGCATAGAAAAGATTCAAGAACAACTAAAACGTATTGATTCTGTAGTCGTTTTGCCTAAAGATTCTAAGTTCCAATTCTCAAGTAATGCCCAGCTTGGCGAAGAGCAGCTTAAAATTGTTGAGCTTTACCTTAAGCTAATCCAGCGCGTGACTGGCATCCATGACGAAATGCTTGGAATTCAAACCAACGCTACTAGCGGACTTTCGCAAAACATTCGCCAAGTAAACAGTGTTCGCAACAACGTGTTCGCATTTGATAGCTTTTCTCAGATGAAAAAGCGCGAGACACGTTTTGTCTTAAACATGATTCAATCAAGCGGAATGCAAAACTTAGCTATCCAGATTTTGAACCCCCCTGAAAAACAAACAATAATTGTAAATTTGGTGAGAGAGATTAATGGCCAGCCCGTGATCTTCAATGACATTAGTAACCTGCCGATTTCTTTGTACATTGAAGAGGTGCCAGATTACCAAAGTTCATTTGCTGAACAGAAGGCAACCTTTGAATCGCTGCTGTCTAATGCCCATGCCCAGTGGTTAATGCTGTCTCCAGAACTGCTACGCCGGATGGGAGTTCGAAACCCAGAACAAATTGCTCAAGAAATGCAGCAGGCGATGCAACAAAAAACGATGATGGAACAAGGGGTTGCTGGCCGCGGCGAACCTTTTAGCCCAGATGGCCAGCAGCAACAGCCTGGCTCTCCAATACCACAGATGCAAGCACCCGTATGACAGCTTTTGTTAATTTCAAAATGACACCAACAAACAAAATAAACAGCACCTCTGCTGTGATTTTTGGTGCAGCAGCTAACGATACTTTGACTTGTTTAGTGGATTCTATTTTTCTAACGAATCTGATGCAAAAAGATATATCAGTCACGCTTTCTTTTTTCAGATCAGGCGAATATTACATTTTAGCAAATGATTTTTCAATTCCACCGAACAGCAGTGTAGATATTTTAGTGGGTTCTACTTTGACTTTTCAGCCAGGTGACCTGTTGTACGCAGCGTCAAACTATTCCAATAACACATTCAACAGCTTTGTTTCTTACAGGGAACTAACAGGAAATTAATGGAGACACTAATGATAGATCAAGAAATTAAACCACAAGACCAAACAATAGATACAATTTCTAGTTTGTTTGAAGAGCGTGATCGCCAACCTTTACAAGAGGATGCTGATCGCGAGAATGCAAAAAAGCAACCAGCACCTACATTATCTTCACAACCCGATGAGAAAAAGGCTGAAACCGAAGCTGCCAAGGGCGACGATCAAGCTATTGATCGCCCAGATCTAAAAGCTTTGCAAGCGGAGTTGGAAAAAACTAAAAAAGCTTTCACCGATACACAAAAATATGGACACACAAATGCAAGAAAAATTAAATCAGCTCAAAAGCAAGCTCAATTGTTGGTTGAAAGTGGCGCATTGTCTGAGGACGAAGCTCAAACGTTATTGGCATCTTTGGAAGGCGATTTTGAAGAAACAGTAAATGAGCCAACCGATCCGCTTAGCAATATCTTAAAGATTGCTAATGGCGAATATTCAAACTTTAAAAAATATAATGAAGATCCTCTGCTAGATGAAAAAGTGAAAAGCTTTGATTTTTTGTTGTCACTTTCTTCGCAAAAAAAAGTTCAAGAAATTTTAGAAGAACTTAGTGACTTAGCGGAAGAGCCATTAAATTTAGTGAAAAAAATGCTGTCTTTGGGTAATGATTTTTATGAAAGTACTGGGCGTGAAATTATAAATGCGGGCGGCATACCTGATTATATCGAAAAACAGCAAGATGAAATCCAAAAACTAAATAAAAACATTGACAAGTTAACTAAAAAGTTGGCAGACTATGAGGAATATGATCAACCGCGTCAACGGATTAGCGAAGTTGGGGAATCAAAAGAAAACCCACCGGGGAAACGAGACACTATTAGCGACTTGTTTGAATCTCGCGACCGCTACGATCAAAGAAAACAAAAACGACTAGCCTAGTTCGCCCGTTTTAGTTTTCAGCTTTGTAAAGAAAGACCCGCTACTAATTTTCAAGACAGCATTGCTATTATCTTGAAAAATTGGAACGCCGTTACCTTTTTTCATAAGAACGAAAAATCGCAGTTTAAGCACTATTGTTGCTTAAATATTTTTGTTTATTTTTTTAAAAGGAATTTTTATGGCACTTTATCCAGCCCCCCCTTCCGGTTATAACGGAATTAACCAAAACCTCTTTCCATTTAGCGTTTCTTCAGAAGTTGTCAAAGAATGGGTGCAGCAAACCCCTTTGTACAATTTGATGGGCAAAGAACCAAGCCGTCCAATCGTTCGTAAAAAATTAGAAAAAGGCGAAGGTTTGCAATACCGCATGGGGAAACTCCAAGCCCTTGATTACAAAAACCCGATTGTCAACTTTGATCAACGTCGCGGTAATGCGCAACAGCAATCAGTTGATTATGACAAAATTGATGTAGATTTTAAAAGTTTTTTGGTACAAATCAAAGGCTATGACATTTTGTCTCAAGGCACTCCGATTGACTTACCGCCTTACGCTCGTAGTCAATTGGTCGAAGCGTTTTCAAGGTGTTTAAACTATGATCTGTTTAATGCGATGACGTCCTCTGTTTATCCGGCTCTAACCACTGGTTCCCCTTTAACCGGTAACATTGCGGGTAATTATCCAAGCTATGATCGCGTCGTACTTCCAGTTTCTACAGGAACGCTATTAGGAAGAGTTGCTTATCAAGCTAACGAGACTTTTCCAACGCTTGTCAATGGCATGCAATATTCAGGGGATACTACCTATGACGGTTCAGGACTTTCTGCGCGTCACCTGGAAACCTTGAAGCAATATGCGGAACGAGGTAATGCCGCAGACATTGGTGTTAATACTGAAAACGCGATACAACCAGCCTTTGTTAAGAGCAAAGCGGGTTGGCCGATGAACAAGTACATTTATTTAGCCCATCCACAAACCTTAACCAGTTTGTTTGCTGACCCATTGTTTGCCAGCTCAACCTTTAACCGTGGCACGGTGATTGATCAAGAAAACACCCCACAAACTTTAAATGGTGCAGATTATGTGGGGGAATATCGTGGCATTGCGATTTATAGCTGCCGTGACCTTTACCAATATGCGATCACCAGTGCGGACGGGAACAAAACTGCTGCCTGGAACATTTTTATGGGTGCTGGTGCCCTGAGTATTGGTTGGGCAGAAGAACCGACAATCGGTATGGAAAATGACTTGATTGAACGAATTCAGTTATATTATGGCCATGAATTTCGTGGGCAAAAGATGCTGAAGTTTAAAAGTGCCTATGCTGCCCAAGCTACTGCCCAAACTGGCTCTAACCTTTCAGTTGAACAAGGTATTATCCATTCGTTCGTGAGTTTTTAAAACATAACATAAGGAGATTAAAATTATGACAGCCGTGATTCGCTATGTAACTAATACGATCAATGGTGAAAAAGCATCATCTGAAGTAAATTCTACTGGTTCTGATTATCAGCTGGTGGCTTTTAGCATATCCCTAGAAAATGATATACCAAACGACACTGAACAAGTGCAGAGTTTTCCACTCTTAACCTGGACGGGTGCAGGTACTATTAAACAAGTAATGAATGTAGACATAGATGCTATATCACTGGATACAACTACTCCAACACACCTGGATATCTTAATTGATAAAAACGTTATTCTTTGTTTTCTGAAGCCTGAAGAAGAAATTAAAGCAACAGCCACAATTAGAATGCTCGTGCTCATAGGAAATTACTAAATTAAAGCCCCGCTGAAAGGCGGGGGTTCCATTCAATGACCACTGTATGAGTTTTTAGATGCAAGTTTCAGGTTTATTAAACTTAATGGGCAATCTCTCACTTGGTAACGACAACATTACCCAAGTTGAGCAAGGTATTTTTTTGCAATATCTCAACCTCGCCCATTTAGAACTCTACCAAGTGACCGCTAATTTTAATCAGAATTTGCTGATTCAAGAAACCGTTGACAATCAAGCAAGTCTGAACTATGCACAATTGTCTAAGACGCCATATTTAGTCTACAGCGTTTATGATCTTACGCATCAGCGCCAACTCCGCCGGATTTCCTTTACCGATGCGATTGAGCGTGACCCGGCTTTTGTTAGCACAGGCAACCCTTGTCAATATTTTGTAAATCAAGATATGATTTGTTTTGTCCCGGTGCAAACTGCTGTCACCTCAATCAAGGTTTGGTATGTCCCCCAACCCATTAGTTTAACTGAGCAAACCCCTGAAGAAGAAATCCCCTATCCAGTTGCCTATCACCCAGTGTTGGTGGACGGGGCTTTGTATTACTTATTTCAAGAAGAAGGGGGCTTTAGAGATTCGCAAAAATCCAATGATGCCGCTAAGCGTTGGGACGCTGGAAAAACAAGACTTCTATCATATTTATATAATTCTAGCGGGGTGACGCTTTCAACCTTCAGTAGTGTGTAAAAATGCTTCAAGAAGGCAATTATAATGTTTTAGAGTTTAACCCACCCACCCAAGGGATGAACTGTAATATTGCGCCAGAAGTTTTGCCTCAAGCTTTTGCTAGTGTTTTAGAAAATATCCTACCCACCCCAGTTGGCTCAAGTATGGTGCGCTATGGTACGAAACGCTTGGCAGGGATGACTCTTCCCCCAGATGCAGTAATCATGGAAGCGTTCCCCTTTGTCAAAGCCAATGGCGATACCCAAATGGTACTTTATGTGCAAACTTTTGTGCAAGATCTGAATGCCGATAACTTTACGGTGTTAAGTCCTAATAGCTTTAGTTTTGATACTGATAATCCTGAACAGTTCAATGTCGATACACCCATTAAAATCCCCTACACTAGCCTTGGGGCGACTACCCTCTATTCAACGATTGTTAGTACAACCGTATATGAAAATACGGTTACCATTACCGTGCAAGACAATTCCTTCCCCTTGCCGATCACTGGGGTGATAATTAATTCCGTGGCATTTTCTCAAGGCAGCATTTACGTTTATGATTTACAAACCTCAACCCTAAATCCAGTCCTTAAGACTGGATTAAGTGTTGGTTGTGTCCCCCGGTCTGTCACCTTTTTAAACACCCTAGTGATTTGTAATGGGGTTGATCGGGTCTTGAGTTGGGATGGCACTACACTGGTGGAAGTCGTTGATTTTGTTAAAGAAGATACGGCGATTAAATTTAATCGGATTAATAACACGGGTTTTTCTTTTTCGCTTGATCCTGATAAGGCTGCAATTTTTGACATAACAAAATATCAAAACAATAATGAAATCCAGCTTAAAATTAATGGGGTGACCTCTACTACAACGATCGCAAATATTGTTAAAGCTGAAAACCTGATCACGATCACAACTGCAGATAATCCACCCGCCTTTGATCCGCAACACCAACCGGAGCTGTTTTATAGGGATTGGCCACCTGCCTTTAGCTTTATGCTGGTCGCCCACAATCGCCTTTGGGGCTTAGGCGCAGGTGCAGTCGGGCTTAACTATCGTGATCCCAATCAGGCCTTGGTCGTCTATTTTACCTATCAACCCAATACCTTAACTAACTGGTTTGATGAAAAACTTAAAATTGTACCTTTCATCGATTTAGCACAAACCCATGGCTCTCCAGATAATCTTGAGGCCATCGCCTATGTCAGTGGTTTAACCATTTTTTTGGGCAGGAATAAGACCCAAGTTTGGACGGGATCAGAGCCTTTAGGGGCAGCGGTTGATCCAACTCGCCCCAGGTTTGAATTTTCCTCGATCCTGCCGATTGGTATTGTCCATGGCAATTTAGTTGTGGAAATGGCGAATGATGTCTATTTCGTTAGTCAAAATGGTCTGTTGTCGTTTAGCACTCTCAATGTGGCCAAACAGTTTGCAGCCACGGCAAGTGATGCGGTTGACCCATTGGTTAGACAATATGTGACTTCGACAACCACTTCTAATCAAGCTTACCGGGCTTGCCGGTCATTCAAGTACAAATCTGGAGCATTTTGCGGGTTTAAGATTGGTCTCAATAAGGTATTGGTGTCTTTGTACTCGACTAACCTTTATGCCTGGAGTTTGTTCTCCGGCGACTTTGCTAAGGCAGCCACGTTTTTAGCAACCTTAGATAATGCGCTGTACTTGACCGTAGGTAATCAGATCTATCAATACGCCGATGGCACCAAGGATACTCCACCTGTCTATGGGGATAATAATGGCCAGGATTTGATTAATTTTTTATGGACGCTACCAGTTGTCCATTTATCTGGAAGACGCTGGGCTAATAAACGCTATGAACTCCAGGTAGATTATTCTTCAAGCGTGGTGCTTGGCAAAGAGAATACCCTGTCGATCCTCATTCATGGGGATCTCCAAAGAACTTTCTCCCTGTCCGATAATTATATCCTGCCGTTTAAGGGTGATGTTTTGCAAACTATACCGTTGGTTGAGATACCCGATCGACGACCTCCCAATTACGATCGAGATCAACCCGATGCCGGTTGGTTTGGTTTTCGTTTAGATGAGCCATATGCGTATCCAAAAGATCGTTTGAAATTTTTAAGCTCAAGTTTTGGGGTCAGCCTGTTTGGCTCAACCAAAAATGGCAAGCTTTACTTTAAAAAAATTAGATTGTTCGGCATTGCTGAGAGAAGTTTGTAGAAGAAAAAAGGAGAAAAATTATGCCCTTATTACCCACTGACAATAGCCGTCCGGACTTGCCTTATGTGCCAGCCCAATCGCTGCCTAATAATGCGCGCTTTAATATCTTAACCACAACTAAAAGGCCACCCACCGCCGAAATGCTTGATGCGGAGTTCAATGCGTTGACCGATGATGTTAATATGTTGGCCAAAGGAATTAACGACGTCCAGGTCGGAAGTATTCCAGGTAGTGATGTAGAGCTTAATGCTAATAAACTGCTGAAAACCGATGGCGAGGGCAACCTGAGCTGGACGTTGATAACTAACACTGAGCTGGAACCGGGAGCCGTGAAGGAACGGGGCTTAGCCGAGAGAAGTGTCACCGAAAAAAAAATTGATGATGGTGCGGTAACTAACGCTAAGCTTAGTACCGGGGCGGTGGAAACGCTACAAATTGCTGACGGGGCGGTGAAAACGCTAAAAATTGAGGACAAGGCGGTGAAAACGGAAAAAATTGAGGACAAGGCGGTAACTAACGCTAAGCTTAGTAACGGGGCGGTGAAAACGCTACAAATTGCTGACGGGGCGGTGAAAACGGAAAAAATTGAGGACAAGGCGGTGACAACGGAAAAAATTGAGGACAAGGCGGTGACTACCCAAAAGCTGAGCTCATCTGGTGGGCTTCCTGGTTCGGTTTTAACCGCTGGATCGGGATCTTCAGTTAACTGGTCGGCGATTCCAACAACTGGCAAGATTTTACAAATTGCCTCATATGTTACTAGCAATAAAACATTCTCAAGTGGGGAAGAAAAGAAGTGTGTTTTTAATCCTCACTTTGCCTTAACCCTCACTCCTAAATCTAAAACGAGTTTTATCGGCTTATTTATTACAATGCAGGCCTCACCATTAACCGTGCCAGGCTGGGTTTCTGCGAGGCTTTATAGGAATAATACAATCTATATTCCCCTTGACTTTAATTCAAGGGGAGCAATGTTTTCTAAGTATATAACGGCCACAGATACAAGTAGGATTGGCCTCACCTGTTTTAGTGGATTTTTTCAAGATACGATTGATAGACAGAATTTAGACTCAATTAATTATGAGATAGTTACTTTGGAAAATGTAATTTTAAATGGCGATCAAAATGCGACTGGTAGCTTAAGTTATACAACGATCAGCTCAATCTATGGAATAGAAGTGCAAATATGAAGCATCGCTGCACCACCGCACCACCGCACCACTTTAGTTATGGAGATTAAATTATGAACCTAATTGAGATCAACCCTTTGGATGTGCAACGGGTGTTTCCCAGTTTTTATCACCAAGACTCGCGGTTTTTCAATATAATTCACAAGGCTTTTAAAATTGGGATTTACGCTGTGAAAAAACATCCGAATAACGCTTCTGAAATTAGTTTATACGTTTTTAAAAACCAGAGAAATAGAATATACTATCGAGAAGGTTTAAATTTATTATTAAATTATCCTTTTTTATTAGGGTATGGTGTTATTTATATTGCTAGTCGCGAAAAATCTGTGGTGACTTTGCTTTGCAATTGCAAAAAAATGGGGATTGTTTACATGGGAATTAAAAACGAAAAAATGTGGTTTAAACGCGAAAGGCAAGTTATATGAGTTTCGGAGGGGGCGATGAAGCTCCGCCAGCTAGGGATTTACCACCACCGCCAACAATGGATGAAATTAATTCTTTCTTAAATAAAGTTACGGGAATTCAAAGCGTAAAAGTAAAAAAACCAGACGGTTCGTTTGAAATCGTTACAGAAAAAATGCCTCAAACTGATGATGAAAAAAAAATAGCCAGTCATTTAGGCTCGGTGATGAAGAAAAGTTTTGAAAGCATTAATCAACTCATCGATACGGATCCTGGCAAAACAGTTGATTACTCTCCATTCATTAAAATTTTAGCCAATGTCAGCAATGAAAGAAGCTCGGATATGAGCGCGCTAACTAACATCCCAAATTTCACAGAATACGCAGATCAATTTGAAAAACGTGGTGCTGAGGTTTTAGAGCGGGAGTTCCGTGCGCGGGGCAACGAACAAGAAGCTATGCTTGCGAGCAGGGGTCTTGGAAAAAGCAGTGAAAGCATAGCTATGCGCAATTCATTATTTGGGCAAAGAGCGGAATCTTTGGCGAAAAACAAGGAAAGCGCATCTCTGAGAGCATACGAAGAGCGAAATAAGTTTTTAGAAGATTCGGCGAACGTCTACAAAACTAAAGAACTGGAGCGGCGTGGAAGGTTGGAAAATGCGGAAGCAACAGCTAATTTGGAAAACAAAAGTATTTCAGACGAGACAGCTAATAGACAGCGTAAATTGCAAAATCAAAGCGGCCTGTTTGATTTGACTGACAAAATTGCGTACAGACAAAAAAAAGATGATGCGACTTACGCGTCTGTCGGTGAACAAAACCTGTTGAATGCTAGTAACCAAACAAACAACAATAGACTTCAACGGTACGGCATAGAATCTGGGAACATTTTACATCAGAATCAACAAGATCTTGAGAGATTTGCAACACGCGATCAGTCACCAGGTTTTGGTCAAATGGCGTTGGGGGCGTTAGGAACTCTCGGCGGTCAGGTTCTAGCCCCCGTGACAGCTGGCTTCGGGCAACACATATCCCAAAAATTGTTTTCAGGCGGAGAAAAAAAATGATTTCAAAAAATGCTACTGAATTCGCTAAAACCGGTCTTGAAATTCAGAAAGCCAGGTTTGATGTTGCTTCAAAAAGAAAAGGGAAAAACGAGCACTTTGCAAAAGCCATAGACAAATGGGGGGCGGACATAGATCATGTCGTCAAGCTAAACCAAAGGCATGGACATAAAGAAAAGTCAGGCGAAAGTTTTATGAAGGGGTTTGCAAACGGCCTATCCGGTGGCTTGCGAAGGCAGGACGAAGAATCTTTTGAAAAAACCTTTGATTATTTCAATCAAAATGTGGAAGCAATTGAAGCACAAAACCGGGCGGGTGCTGCCAAACAGGAAAAAATAGACAAAGTAGCTCCATACGCAACGGCTGGACTTGAGATGATGCATTCGGACTTGCCCCACGAAACTGTGATGCCTCAATTAAAAAAAATGTGGGAACAAGCGCAAATGCACAACCCAGACTTGAATGGAAGCATCGTGGGCTATATTCCTAATTCATCTTTTGTAAATGTTAGGGATGATGCTGGGAATGTTCAGGCAGTTTCGTTGGCTACTTTTGTCGATCAAGACCAATACCAAAAAATGATTAAGCAAAATCTACTAAAACAAAAACTAAATAACGACCTAGACCCCAATACTATTGCTAACAAAAACAAGCAAGCATATATTGATCAAACGAAAAATCATTTTGACCCCGAATTGCAAGGAAAAATAGCATCTGAAAAAGAAAAAGGCAAGCTCAATGCAAAAATAATCCATGACATCGATACAAAAGTTCACGCCATGGACAGATTATATGCTGACAACAATGAAATAATCAAAATCATCTCAAACTCGAAGCTAGCCGGTACCGGAACTCTAAAGGCTATGCAGACCTATCTTGCCGAAAAAACTGGGCGTACGCATGATATTGATGCAATCAAGATGCTAGTTGCTTCACAATACAGCAAAGCAGACGAGATTCTAGGCAAAGGAGTCAGAAGCGATAGCGATATGAAAATGTTTGCCAAGACCATCCCATCGCTTGACAAAAATCCACAGGCAGTTCTAAAACTTTTAGAAGCCCAACAAACACAAATAGAAAAAGAAAGAAAAGCAGGACGCATCAAACTCAAAAAATTTGCAGATAATCCTCTCGCTAATCTAACAGATGATACGGATTATTCTGAAGGAATGTACGGTGCTAGCCCAACACAGCAAGCTGAGATGAGTAGGATACCAATTTCACCAGAAAACCCACTACCCCTAACACCTGAGGAACAACAGGCTGCTGGTCAATCGCCAATGGTGCCACAACAACCAGAAGTTCCTAACGCTAGCGCAGAAAACCCACCACCGCCGCCTACGGCTAATGAGCAAACTAGTAAATTAATGAAGTTTAGTGACGGAACAACAAAGGTTATTCCAGCCGCTGACGTGGAGCGTATGAAACAATGGGGACAAGTTGTAGATGAGTAATCCTTGGGACAAATACCCTGATGCACCACAAAAAACTGAAAACCCTTGGGACAAATACCCTGATGCACCACAAAAGCCCAACCCCCTGATGAGCGTTAAAGGTGCTGCTCGTATTGCAAAGTCGGGTGGCTCAGCTGTAGTTGGTGGCACTGCAGACTTAATTAGCATGCCGTACAACTGGGCAGCGACTATGTTTAATAAGATGAAAGAAACTGAGCTTGGACGCGCCACGTTGGAGGCTGAAGGGCATTACCTAGAACCGGGTACTCCAGATATTCCTACAGTGCCTTCTGCAGTTGATGCGGTCGATCATGGCGTGGATTACATCACCGGCGGTTATACCCAAACTCCAGAGAATGAGAAAAGCCTGCATGACGGCATAAAGGCGGCTGCATCAATGCTGAGTCTTAGTGGAGCTGGCAAGGGTGCCGTAAAGTTTGGGGCAAACAAAATTGGTAAAACCTTAGAAAAATTTGGCAGTACAAAAGCTCGAGATTTAGCCGTGGGCGGCGTTGCTACTGGTGTAACGAGCGAATTAGAAAACAAGCACGGGCAGTTAGCGGCCACAGGTGAAGGCATTGGAGCAGGTGCGTTAGCAACAGCGGTGCTTCACCCAAAAACAGTAGGAAAAGGTTTAGCAAAAATCGCAAAAAGAACAGCTTTTAAAGCAGCCGGCCTCGGTAAAAAAAATTTTAACACTGAGGCCTACGAAGCTTTGAGGAAATTAAATATAGACGCACCATTAAATGTGGTAAGCGATTCTAAATTACTTAAAGCTGGATTACAATTTAGCGAATATTTGCCGCACACATCCGGAAAAATTATTGATCAAAACAAAGAAGTTTCTAAAACAATACAGTCCCACTTCAAAAAACTCAGCGATGATGTTGGTGTGCCTGGTGACCAAGATCATATCACTGCTGAACTCTATAAGCAGTCCACCCACCAATTAAAACCTGAAGATAAAATGCAGGCCACGAAACTAAAAAATAAAGCTGCTGAATTACTAAAAGAAAGGCAATCGGCAGGAGCACCACTACATGAATTTCAACAAGAACTTAAAAACTACATAAATAAGGGCGAAATTCCAAAGGCTGATCAGCCCTCAAAACGTGTTGCTGAATTTTTTGAAAATGGTGGCACTTTAAAAGAATTGCTTAGTAAAAAAGATTTGCCTAAATTAGACAGAAACTATATCAATTCTTTTTTAATTGAAAATCCAGAGCATGTTATTGGTTTTTTGAAAAATGGTGGCACTTTTAAAGATTTACAAAGCAACACAGGTACAAAAAAATTTATAAAATATTTCAAAGAAAATAATTTGTTTGAAACTCCGGTGGTAGTCGAAGATGTTCCAAGAAAACTGTATGACTTTTTAAAAAAGGGCGGGAAATTAGAAGATTACGCGGCCGAGTTCATTCCAACAGTTGAATCTCTGATTGACGACAAACAGCTTTTAAACAAGCTCAGTAAGCATTCGAGCACTTTAACTGGCGCACAAAGTTACCTTCAACCCAGGTACAAACAGCTTGCAACGGCTTTAAAGGAAGATCTTCTGAATTACGATAACCAACAAGGCTTTCAAGCGAACTATAGAAAAGCTGAGGATTTTTTCTCAGCAAATGCCGAGCGCAATAAATTAGACATTTTGATTGGCAACAAAGTTACTAATCCAAAAACTGGCGACATTGACCCAGGTCAACTAGCATCTGTCATTTTGGGTTACGGCAAAAAAAACAAAGAATTGAAGGAAATCAAAAATCTAGATACAGAAAAATTAAATAACCTTGGAGAAGCTGCTAAACACATTTACAAAAGTCTAAAAAACATACCAAATCCTTCAGGTTCAGGTGTCTATGCCGCAGCCGCGACCGCACTTTACGGACTTGGAGTAGCACCTTTTGCAACAATTGCTAAACTAGGTGGGTTGACTGGTGGCATGAGCTGGCTTTTAAGCCCCAAAACAATTAACACTGCTTACAATTTTGCAAAAAATCCTTCAGAAGCAAAAGCGAAACAGCTTAACCAACTTTTCAAAACAACAACAACAAAAGATCTGGCTCAAGTGTTTGGTGTAGTTTCTAAATGAAATGTTGAAGAAAAAAAGCTAAAAATCCGCATGTACGATCCCGATAATCCACCCCCGAAGTAACACAGATCCCGAAAATTACCCTTAGCATATTGCCTTTAAGGCTAAAAAAGATTATTCCTAAACTGAAAGACTTTTTAATTTAGAGAATATTTCGTGTTTAATCTAAAAAAGCAAAGCTCGTACAATCTTGTATTTTTTTGCAATTTTTTAGAATTGTTTGATCTATATCTTTACGTGCATCTTTCTTCGGTTTTACACAAACATTTGTTTCCTTGGTTGGACGATAGTTTTTTAAAATATTTTTCCATGGCTGGCTTATACTTAATCGCCCCTTTGGCTAGCCTGTGGTGGGCAAAAAGAGGCGACACTTACGGCCGGCGTTCGGTTTTGTTGCTATCTTCAGTCGTAACCGGGATCGTAACAACGATGATTGCCTTCATACCTGATCATACCTGTTGGGCAGAAAACCAAAAATACTACCCATTAGTGATTTTAGTGATCTTGCGAATAATCCAAGGCATCGCGCTAGCAGGTGAGCCAAGTGCAGCTAAGCTCTACTCTGTAGAATCCTACATTAACAAAGACAAAGACATGTTTTTCAAAGATACTGAGCAATGGAATGAACGATTTCTACCAATTGCCGTTACAAAAATGACTATGGGCGAGGGTTTTGGTGGCACACTGGCTCTAGGCTTAATGTTTTTTTCATCCAATTTTCTAGCCGATTATTCTTGGGGTTGGCGTTTTCCATTTGTTTTTGCGGCGTTTGCTTCGATATTTGTAATGATTATTAGGAATTTTTTGTTTGAAACCGAAGATTTTAGAAAATACACAAAAAAAATAACAATAACTCCACTTGAATCGTACTCAAAAAGATTGATGAACGCCGCCAAAATCAACAAAAAGAAGGGTCTCATTTTTTTGGTGCTGAGCATGGGATACCCAGTGCTTTTTGCTTTCAATTTTACATTTTTTTCCCCATTGATCATCAAACAGCTTGGCTATGAAAAAGATTTTATATATTTTCATAATTTTTATATTGTCCTTGCGCATTTGTTTCTTGAATACTTGATGGCGTATGTGCCATGCAAACTAGGCTGGCACAAATACCGCACTATGGCAGTGTATCACATTATTGCAGCAATAGGCGTAGCTGCTTTGATATATGGATCGCTTACGCAGGATTGGCCAATATGGATTTACATCGTCATACAAACGATCACAATGTTAGGCATCACCTGGAACCTAATATATGGGTATGTTTTAAAAAAATTTCCGATTGAAGACAGATTTAAGCTAATGGCAGCTTACGGCGGAAGTGCGAGGATGCTTTCTTACATATTTTTCATAGTAATTTTTCCGTTGTTTTGGAACTTTCAAAACGTTACTCATTATGGAATACTTTGCATAGCAATGATTTTGGCGTCAATGTATGCAGCAAAAAAATTCACACAATCAAATTAAATACATAGAGATTTTTAGATTCGTTCAGAAAATTTTTGAAGATTTTTGTAATAATGATGATATTTTTATAAATTTTACGGATTGTTTAAATTCATCTTTAAGAAAAGAAAATTTTAATACCCTTCTATACGAAAAATATTTTTTAGATATAAAAAAATGTTTGAACATCTTGGAAAAAGAAATACTAAACGGCAACAAATTGACCTACATTTCCTATTATCGAAATGATATTTTTTACAATGATTTATACGCCGGCGATTTCCTTAAAGATATTTTTGGTTGGCTGGCTGACAAAGGAACAATCGATCCGTTTGCTATCTACCCCAGCTTAAAAAAAAGAGAGTTGCAAGAAACGCCACCGCGAACGTTCAAGCAGCTACACATCGAAGAAAAGTATAGCTACGACTACGTTGCATCAGACAATCCAGCAAAATATTTTCAAAAAAACAAATTAGGACAAATAATAAATCAAATTATCAACAATATCGAAAATAATCAAATTCCCAGCAACAAAATGAAAGAAATGAGCCAAAAAAAATTTTTGCTAAATTTCGAAAAAACTGATTGGCGCATTTCATCGCACAACAAAACATTTCTCTGGAAACTTTTTTGCAGTTATTAGGAATTTCCAAATAACTCTCGCAAATACTCACTTCTAATCCAGAAATGGGTTTTTTGCCTTTTTTATACGCCACTCGCCGATTGTTTTCGCCTTTTTTATACGCCACTCGCCGATTGTTTTCGCCTTTTTTATACGCCACTCGCCGATTGTTTTTGCCTTTTTTATACGCCACTCGCCGATTGTTTTTGCCTTTTTTATACGCCACTCGCCGATTGTTTTTGCCTTTTTTAT